TCGTCATAACAAATCACAAGTTCTTCGATGAAGTACAAGCTGTGATTGATGAATTAGGCGATGATTTTGAACTCTGCTTCTTTCACTGTTTGTCCAGATACCCATCGTCGGATAAGGGTAAGAATGGTTTAGAACTCGTAAAATGGATATCGAGTACAAAGTGTTATCTCATAAACACAGAAAACATGAAAAACTTCGTCCATCACTTTGAAATCATGGACAATCACATCGACATGAAACACGAAGACCTCATATTCGAAGGAGCTCGTGTATACTACAAAGACCTTAGACACTGTATGCTCGTAGACAGATCGCACACGAGTCTCATTGGACACAGTAAGTGGGAAAACAAGGAGTTTTTCTCAAAGAAATATCCAGACGCAACGACAGATCTTTTAGAAAAAGGCTATTAATTTTTTTATAGTGTGTTTTTAAGGATGGTGAAGGCTGTATTACTAAATGAAAGACGAAACGATGTACATGAAATAAACGTAGACCTATCGCCCGAGAAAAACGAAATTTGTAAAATACTCAGGGGTAAAGCAACTTTTCTCGGACAATGGGAAGAAGAACTTGTAGTCATATTAAAGTGTAAAGAAAGTGTATTTGAATTAAAATTAAACGAAAATATATTACCTAGACCATTTTCTAACATGGATGTCGACGGTCGCATACTCCTGATACGCATGGACGAGGAATCAGAGCCACAGGATTTTACGAAGGTGGAATACGATGACATGTGTAAAAATTCACCACATATGACACGATCCGTCACTTCCAAGGTACATCCTGTGGCCTAAAACGACACGCGGTTTTTAGGAACTCCGTAAACAATTCAAAATCTTTCTCTGGTTCATCGAGTTCATCGAGTGAATCAAGTATCTTACCAACATACTGATTGTACGCTTTGTGTCCACCTCTGTGTGTGAGTCTATTTTCACGCATTCCGGGTGTGATGTATCTCGGCATCATGATTATATTCTTTCCGTCGTTTACATCATACCTCAAATACTTAATCACTGGATGGTTTTTGAATTGCCGGGGAATCACATGATGGTCTTCTACATTCTTAAGACCCCATCTGAGTTTAAAATTGCGACGCATAACTGACCCGTACCTCATACTATTCTCTTGGATAACTTCTTCACCGAGTCGCATGAGCGAGTCTTCGAGTTCATCAACCTCGTACCACGCTTCGTAACACGCTTTACACCCCTTGTTTTCTTCACAAATATCTTGAGCTTCGCGTATCGCTTCCCTGAATCTGAAACGCAAACGATCGTTATCGTGTCTTTCAGATTTCATTTGCACTGATGGTTTGTTGTAGATAGTTTCAAGTATAGTAGTACGAATCTTAATACGCCTGTACTTGTAAATATCATTGGGTTGGTATGACGCTCGAATCATCTATGCTATTATGTATGGGTATTTTTTGCGTTCTTCTTTCGTGCGCAAAAGTTGAACCAAGCCAAGGAAGGTTATGAGCACGAGAACGGCGTCTTCAAAATCACGGGTCGCGGAAAACGAAATCACGAGAAGAGACAGAAGCTTGAACCACACACTCGAGGTGATGGTTTTCGTTCTTTCTGGGAGTTCACTGACTGGAGCGATACCAAACATGGCGTGAAGAAGGATGATGATACCATACAGGGTGTTATGATTAAGTGTAGTGTTTATCATTGGATAAAAATCTTTGGAAGCTACTTTTACACCACCATACACGGAGGCGGCGACGAGTGGTACGAGAATAGCCGTGTTCTGGAGGAAAGCCATTTATATATACAAAGAAACATTTTTACATATGGGACACATATGTAAAAATGCTCCTAGCGGGGCTCGAACCCGCGACTTTGGCGTGCCTCTGTGAGAATGAACTCACATGTATATACTATCGTATAAGCACCACACTCTAACCAACTGAGTTATAAGAGCTCTTCTTTCATGTATAGTATACGTGTTACATCTTTAACCTAGTTGTACGTACTAACGATGTCCATGTATGCGTCTTCATCAACGAACGTTTTCAGAATATCCACGATGGCTTCATTACCGCTGCACACAGCTCCGACAAGACCCGGATACGCCATGACCTCCATGTATGCGTGAAAGAAGTTACCGAGTGCGGTTTGGCACGTGTTAATAAACGTCATAAACATCTCGAGTGCGAGCTCCTTGTCCTCTTTGATTGCGATCCAATAAATACTAAAGTTTTCATAATTGTCGTTTCCATTTCCAGCATCTTCGTACACGTGATTTGCGTGTTCAAGGATTTGGTGTTCAAGCTTTCGAAGCCTGTCAAGGTCGCCGTGGATGATAGCGTGTTGGAGTTCCATTTTGTATTACTGAATGGGTCAAGGGGTATCACTTAGGACTATTTTCGTGTTTTATTCTAACATGCGCTTGTGGCTTGTCGCGAAGCGTTTCTTTGATAAGGCTCGTATGCATTTAGTATTTAGCGTTTTACAGGAGGGCGTCATAAAAACCGTGTCTAACATAAAGAAGGAATATGGAAAACTGGGGGCGTCAAAGACCAATACCAGAAGAGGACGTTCCTTGTAATAATTTCGCACACGTAATGATCGTCGTGGTCGTAATAGTGAGCTTTGGTCTCATAGTGTACTTTCGGTGGCACGAGTAATCACACGCGGTCGAATTCTTTTGAACTTCTACTGCGAGACCTCGATCGTGTGCGTGTCCTCGATATCCAACGAGCCACCGCATCCCTCACTCTGGTATCTTTTACGTGCATGTCCTCGTCTATAACACTTAGACCGTTACACACGTCTGGTTTGTTTTCTTTGTCTGGGAATTCACGGTTAAATTGGTATATGGTGCGATAAGGTATATCGGGAGCCTCATCTAACAATCTATCATACTCTTGACGTTGTTTTGTCACGAATTTCATGGCGTTAGATCTATGTTCTATGTCTAATGAAAGTTCCATGTCTATGTTCCTGTAAAACTTTGAATATTGGACACACATGGATGAATGCGATTCCTGCATGCTCGAACTATTACTAAATTTGGATACGGACGAAAGTATACCCGCTATTACGTTTAATACGGCGAATGTGTATTGAAAAATGATAATGTTCCTCTTCATCTCCGGCGAAACATTATCATCACTAGGATTGAGTACGGCAAAACCACCCACACCTGTAATGGATGATATGATGATACACGGATACATGAGTGCATCCGTTAACCATTTGTAATGAAGACGCGCGTGGTTGTGTAGCCAACGATACCCGGCTGCCTTTTCCGCCCACCTGCGGAGAAGGCGCTCCTCGCGCTCGCACCACCCGTTGGGACAAGACGGGGCGACGGTGTCCATTATTTTACGCAGAGAAAATATGCGCCTGACGTCGGGCAAGTTCATCGACCTCATTATTCTTTTCATTCGTGGAATGCGCTCTCACCCATTCGATCGTGACTGTACTCATGAGTTCAATCAATTCAAAAATACGCACCCACAACTCCTTATTTGCGACATCCTTGCCTGTACTCGTCTTCCACCCGTTCGCGCGCCATTTCTTTGACCATTCGGTGATACCGAGTTTCACGTATTTACTATCCGTGTATACGGTGACATCCTTTTCATCTAGCTCCAAACACTTTTCAAGTGCCTTAACCGCGGCCGTCATTTCCATGATATTATTTGTCGATGTGTGATGTCCTCCTTCGACCACGAATTCTGGGTCATAACATTTTGCCGCCCATCCACCCGGACCCGGATTGCCTAGACAACTCCCGTCTGTATACACTTCGATCATGTCTTATAATTTCCTGGATTTTAAACTTTAACTGTTTCTAAAAAATAGTTCCACTCTCTTTTTTAGAAAAAATGTTTTCAAAATAAAAGTAATTTTTTATACTCTAAAATTTCTAGCGCTATTATTATTAAAGCTACCCCCGTAGCCACTATTATCAGAGATGGTTCTCGAGTTGAGCATTGGTATCTTGGATCGGTTGTTGTAGTTATTGCGCGCACCCTTCTTCTTATCGAAAAACACGACAAAAACAATGACCGCACACAAGATAACCAAACCGATGGTCAAACCTATGACGGCTTTGTTCGTTCGTCTGGGCGCTTCAACCTTCGCTACAGATGGAACGACTACTGGTTCTTCGACGACTGGTTCCTTTTCTTCGTCTGCCATTTATAGTTAATCTATATTTTTAATTAAACATGAGTTCAAAAATTAGGGTGATTGTTCCATCTTAATTTTTGAGTTTAGAAGCGCGAGTCGAATTTTATAATACTTAAGCTAAAATAAGCTTAGTTGGAGAAGGCGAGGCCACCCATACCGGATTGGATGCGGAGGACGTTGTAGTTGGTCGCGAACATGCGAAGAGTGGTTTCCTCGATGCCGGACTTAGCCTTGATAGCGACTTGAGCATTGTCTATACGACTGAAATTACAGGAACCTGTTGGCTGGTGCTCCTCGGGCTTAAGCGCAAACGAATACGCGTACACGCCTGGCATCGCCGCACCGGAGTGGTGCACGAATGGCTGAACGGTGTTGAAGTACTTACCGGATTGCTCCTTGAAGCGGTCTTGGCCGTTGAGGACCAATTTGAAGGTATCGAGGGTACCGTTGTCATCTTCGGAGAATTTGGAACCTTCAACCGAGAGCATTCGCGCACCACAGAGACC